TTTCTCAGAGAATAAGACAACAATAAAAAGGAACAAATAAACATGAACCAAGTAACAACAAAAAAAGAAGGAGCATTGGCAACATTTGATATGGAAGCTGATGCAAATCAAGGTGCTCAAAATATATCGCAGGAAGATCTTGCGTTACCTTTCTTAAAAATTTTGGGACAACTATCTCCAGAGGTAAACAAAAGAGATGGTAAGTATGTCGAGGGCGCAGAGCCAGGCAAAATCATAAATACTGTAACCAATCAACTGTATGACTCGTTAGAAGTTGTACCAGTTTTTTACAAAAGACAATATATTGAATGGCAAGACAGAGGTACCAGCACTGGTGCACCTGTTGCAATTCATGAGGCAGACAGTGATATCGTTAGTCAAACCACTAGAGGTAAAGACTACAAAGATAGACTAGCAAATGGTAACTATCTTGATAACACTGCAAGTCATTTTGTATTAACACTTGGTGATACTCCATCAACAGCTTTGATTTCTATGAAGTCTACTCAACTTAAAGTTAGTAGAAAATGGAACTCAATGATGATGGGTATTAAAATGCAGGGTAAAAATGGTTTGTTTACACCGCCAACTTACAGCCACATTTATAAACTATCTACTGTTCAGATGTCTAACGACAAAGGAACATGGTTTGGTTGGGATGTGTCAAAAGTTGGACCAGTCACAGATAAAACTATATATGATTCCGCAAAAGCTTTTGCTGAGTCTGTAGGTAAAGGTGAGATTCAAGCCAAACATGGTGGTGAAGAGACTGTAAAGTCAAACGGTTCCGGTAATTACTAACAGCATCCTAGGTAGTGGGCGTCTAAGCGAGAGTGGAAACGCCCACTTAAATATATGATTGAGAAGTTTAAAAATATATTT